TAATAGAAGATTGGTGTGAAGAACTAGAAGTTAGATTAGATCAACTTCAAGAAAATAAAAAATAAATGGTAGAATTTAATAAATTACAGAAACTACTTCAAGATTTTGTTGTTGAAGTAAGTTTTACAAGTTTAAAGTCTGGTAGACAATACAGTATACCTTGTACACTAAGGGCTGATGTTGTGCCAGCTGTAGTCAAACAGTCTGAATCAGATTCTATATTACTGTATCGATTAGATACAAATAAATGGGAGGACTTACGTCTTACCAGTATAGATGGCTACAAAGATCCCTACTGATTGGGAAAGCCTCGTAAGAGGATTAGGAGAGAAGAATGTTAGGATTCTTACAATGGGTAATCGGATGGATTCAAGTCATCCCTTGGTTGGTCATGAGTGCTTCAATTATTGCAGCTTGTACTGACACACCAAAAGACGACAAACTAGTTGGAAAAATGTATAAAGTTCTAGACTGGTTTGCGATCAATGTTGGCAAAGCAAAGCAACAGGCAAAGGAGAGCTAAATGGCAGATGAACGATTCGCAGGTGATATGAGTCGAAATGAGGTTGAAATCGACCTTAGTAAGTTCATGGAACTTGTACAAGAGAACTCTAATCTAAAAGCAAAAATAGTAGAGATGGAAGCCAACAGAGAGCCAGATAATCCGTGGCAGCGTTGGATTTTTCTTTCAAACATGATTGATGCATGGAGGATCTTTCCCCGAGCATTTCTTAGTGTATATATTTTCCTATTATACTATTGCACAATGTGGTTTATGGCTTTAGAAGACCCCACAATGGAACAATCTGGTTTAATCAGTATTGTTGTCGGTGCAGGTGCAGCTTGGTTTGGTCTTTATGCTGGGACAGCTAAGGATAAAATTAACGGATCTGGAAAATAGTTCTTGACTTTATTTCATAATTTTAGTATAATATACATTATGAAAAAGTTTAAAGAAATCAAAAAAATCAAGTCAGAGAAAAAAGTTTGTCCGTACTGTAAGACTACAGAAAACGCAGACAAACTCTGTGGCGTATACAAATGTTGGAAGTAAGATATGAATTTATTTTATTTAGACGAGGATCTCGATAAGGCAGCACAGTATCATGTTGACAAGCATATTGTCAAGATGCCACTAGAGGCTGCCCAGATTCTTTGTACAACAATTTACATTGACAAATTTCTAGGGTATGTTCCTCGTGCGTTGAATGCAGAAGAACGAGAAGTTCTTAACAAGGTTAAAGCCGAAATTAAGCATCTGCCACTTGAGGAGCGACCCTTCCCCTACCTTCCAATGATGTACAATCATCCCTGCACAATCTGGGCAAGGGAGTCATTGGATAACCATGAGTGGGTTCATTGCTATGCTAACGCATTGAATGATGAATACTACTATCGTTATGGAAAACTACACAAATCAGTAGAACAAGTAGTAAACAAACTACCTGATCCAGTACATCTTGAAAGAGTAGGTTTTACTAAGTTCGGACTGGCAATGCCAGAGGATCTTAGAGATTATGACAATCCGATACAAAGCTATCGAGATTATTACCACTTAGACAAGGCAACCTTCGCAGCTTGGTCTCACAGAGACAAACCACATTGGTGGAATGAAGATTATGCCGATTACGAAAAAAGGATAACTCGTGTATAAATTTAACGAAGATTTAATTCAGACTAGACTGAAAAATTATATAGACAGTACTTATGATCAGCATTATGCCCAAGCAAAAACTCAAACTACAGAGATAGTATTTGAGAATGGGCATGGAGAAGGGTTTTGTATTGGTAATATAATCAAATATGCACAGCGTTTCGGAAAGAAAGATGGTAAAAATGAAAAAGACTTATACAAAGTCCTTCATTATACAATCATTTTACTAGGCGCAATGCATGAAGAAGAACTCAAAGAGTTAAACGATTATCATTTGGAGTTAAAAAATGATTAATTGGGTATTTGGATGGATAAGCATTGACTATTTAATTCACAAAGGAGTGATCAAAGATGGCAGTTAGAAAGAAAAGAGAGGAGAAACTCTCAGAAGCAAATATCAACAAAGTAATAGAATTACTCGCTGCAGAGAAGCCTATTACTAAAAAAGAGGCGTGTGAGATATTACATATATCATACAATACAACTCGTCTCAATAAAATTATTGCAGACCACAACGAAACATTAGAATTTCGTGCTAAAAGAAAAGCACAAAATAAAGGCAAGGGCGTAACAGAAGCAGAGAAAGTCTCCATAGTAAAACATTACTTAAATGGAGCAGTAGTATCTGACATTGCAAAGGCATTATATCGTTCTCCAGCTTTTATCAAAGCCGTTATTGAACGCATGGGAGTACCACAAAAACTTCCAGATACAGATTACGAAGGCATTAGAAATGCTATGATACCAGAACCTTGTGTAGCCGAAGAATTTATTCAAGGTGAGCGGGTATGGTCAGCTCAAGGCAACTGTATTGCAGTTGTAAAACGAGAAGTAACAAAGTCTCATAACTTTGAGAAACATGGTAGCAAATGCTATCTATTATGGGAAATCGAAATGGCAGAGTGTGAATCGCCATACTTCGGATTAATAAAAGATGCAGGGCATTACGCCCCACGACTTGCATACAATATCGGAAGTTTAAGACACTTACAAGAATATTTATGAAATACTTTTTAGCTTTTTATATTGCAGGTTGGGTTATTAGCTTAGCAAGATTATATTATCCCTCTATAAGATTTTTAAAATCAGTAGAGAGTACCAATATACTTGTACAACGAGAAAAACTAGGATGGGCAGTAGCAATCTTAGGTTTTGGTATGGCTACACCGCTAACACTTCCAATCGCATTATCTGATAAGTTATCAAAAGAATTCATAGTTGCATTTTGCGACAAAGCTTTGAGTTAAAACATGGCATACAGTAAAGAAGTAGTAGACAGATTTGAGGGAGTACTAAACTCACCTAAACAATTTTCAGTAGGAAGATACGATCCAAAAGACCCAACAGTAGCAACAGGTATGCAAGGCGCACCTGCTTGTGGGGATGTAATGAAATTACAGTTAAGAATCGATCCAGGCAGCAACCGCATCATGGGAGTTAAGTTTAAAACCTATGGATGTGGAAGTGCAATCGCATCTTCTTCTTTATTTGTTGATATGCTACAAGGATTGACTATTGAAGAAGCAAAACTAATTAAAGATAAGGATATTGCAGAAGCATTGAATCTTCCACCAATTAAATTACATTGCTCTGTATTAGCAGAGGGAAGCATCAAGGCAGCAATCGAAGACTGGGAGACAAAGAAAACATGTTAGATTTTTTATTTGGATTACCTTTCATACTAGCAAAGTTTATTTTTAATCTAGCAGTATGGGCAGGAATATTCTACTATGGTTATGTCTTTATAAAAGATACTTACCATAAGTACAAAGACGGACATTATGATGAATACTTTAAATCATAGAGGAGAATTATGAATTATTTATTAAAAGCACTTATCGCCAAGTTACAAGGCGAAGTTGAAGTAGCAAAAGCAAATATTATGGTGTATACTAGAAATCCATCGGGTATCGGAGAACATCCAGAGATTGTAGAGGCTATCGAAACACAGATAGAAAAAATCGCAAATGCTGAAGAAAAGATTGAAACTATACAAAAGCATTTCTCAAGATAGGAAAACCTATAAGATACCGAAAAATACTTCTTGACAATTGGTTTCAAATTCATTATAATATATTTATATTAAAAAAAGGATATACATGAGCGACAGATTTTATACGCAACAGTACGACCGAACAGGTTGGAAACCCGTATGGAACGGCGAGTGGATCCAAAACAAACATAGGAGAAAAAGAATGGCTTGGACAGATGAATCTAAAGCACAGGCAGTTGAAATGTATCAGGAACAAGAACCTACACCTGAGACTTCAATGGAAATTGTAAAAGAAATCGCAGACGAACTTGGCGAATCACCAAATGGAGTTCGAATGATATTAACTAAAGCAGGCGTTTATGTAAGAAAAACTCCAGCAGCTAAATCCTCAGGTGGATCTACTGGTGGTGGGCGAGTATCAGTAGCTGATGCTCAAGCAAGTCTTACTTCAGCATTATCAGACGCAGGTCAAGAAGTTGACGAAGCTATTATCGGTAAACTAACTGGTAAAGCTGCAGTATACTTCAAAGGTATCGTAGAAGCATTAAATAATTAAGTAGTTGTAACTTAGTTTAGCCAAGGCATTGCAAGATGTCTTGGTTTTTTGCATTCTTTTTAAGTGACCTCTCAATTTAACAATTCAAAAGAGTTTTTGTTAGATTAAATTGGAGAAATAATGAAAAAAGAAGAGCTTAAGAAGAGACTCGACGACTCTGGTGATGCAATCATCACTTATAGAAGTCAAAACTCACGAAAATTAAAGTACAATGTTTGCACTAATGACTTTTCCACAGAATACATTCGTCAGAAAAGAAATAGAGCAAAAGAAGGACAGCATACAGTTTTGCTATTTTGTTGGGACACGGATTCTTATAGGATACTTGTGCCTGAAAATGTAACGAGTGTTGTACCTCTCAACCGAGTAATTAAGAATGATTGATCTTGATTCTCCCGCACCATACGAAAAAATAATACAACAAACAGACGACGAACAGATTCGATTAGTAGTAAATGTATTTCGTGGAACAGAGTATATATCTCTACGAAAATATTATTTAGACTTTGATGAAGAGTGGAAACCTACACGAAATGGAATCACAATGAAAGTCGATTTTGAAAATACTAGACGACTCTTTGAAGGACTAGTAGATATTCTCTCCCTAGCAGAAAGCAAATCAGTTTTGGAAGAACAATTCAAAGAACAACTGGATGAAATATACCTCCCATAAAATAATTCTTGACAACACCTTATAAATTTAGTATAATATACTTATGAAAAATTTAGAAGCACTAATAAATCGAGCAAGGATTGCTTATTATAATGGTAAACCTCTTATGTCAGACGAACTGTATGACAGAATGGAGGCTCAACTTGGTACATTGAATGATGTTGTGGGAGCAAAACAAGACCCACGCTCAGTAAGATGGACTCACGCCTTTCCAATGTATTCATTGCAAAAAGCATATACAATGGAAGATAGACCAGACTACGGTCAAGAACCTGTAGTAGTCACCCCCAAACTAGACGGAGCCGCAGTTGCTCTACAATACATATATGGCACATTGTCTTGTGCCTTAACTCGAGGAGACGGAAAAGAAGGAGTCGACATCACAGAAAAGATGCGACAACTTGTTCCTAGACACCTACTCCCTGCTAAGGGCAAACACATATTACAAATTACTGGAGAAGTAGTCGCTGATAAAAACATAGAGAACTCAAGAAACTATGCAGCGGGTGCACTCAACTTAAAAGATATTGATGAGTTCAGAGAACGAGCAGGAAGTATGGAATTTATTGCATATAGTGTTCAGCCTTATCCTACAAATGATTATATAGAAGATATGAACTTCTTGAATCATTGTGGGTTTGAGACTGCTATAGACAGTAATTATCCTATGTTTCCTCAGGATGGAGAAGTGTGGAGAATTATAAGTAACAATGCTTTCGAAAAGTTAGGTTATACTTCTCACCACCCTCGTGGAGCATTTGCCAAGAAAACCAAACCAGCAGGAGTAGTAACAAAACTACTTGATGTTGTGTGGCAAGTTGGCAAGTCAGGAAACGTATCCCCAGTAGCAATTCTAGAACCTATTAATATAAATGGCGCAACAGTAAGTAGAGCAACTCTACATAATATAGCAATCATTGAAGGTCTTGGACTTGAAATTGGTTGTTCTGTTGAAGTAATAAGAGCAGGGGAAATCATTCCTCAAGTTATAGCGAGAGTAGATTAATGAGCTTAACAGTAGAAATATTTGGAAAAGATAACTGTCCATTTTGCGACAAAGCAAAAGCATTGGCAGAAAGAAAAGGACACAGTTATACTTATAAAAGATTAGGAGAACACTTTGAAATGGGTTTCATTGCAGAGGAGTTTCCAGAGGCAAGAACATTCCCACAGATTAAAGTCAATGGGAATTATTGTGGAGGCTACACAGAGTACGAAACTCTAGTAGCAAAACTATGAGTTATTTAGTTATGAATGACAAACATGAGTATCATCAGTATTCACGAAATGCAAGAAGTGTAATAGTGTATAAGTATTTAGATGATAATTCATGGGGTTGTGAATACTACGAGAATCAAATTGTAGATGGAGAACATACAAAAGTACTCATAGCAGAGGAACGATATGAGGGAAAAGGAGAATGTTATGCAGAATCAGCTGCAGACAACTATGTATTTGGTATAAAGAATTTTGAAGAAAATCAAACCTAGACGAGCTACTCCTATGCCCGACAATCCGTGCAGGGATTGTAAATTTTATGATCCCGTGCACCATATAACTCCTAAACTCAGTGAAGGCTGGTGCAGGGGCAGGAAGCACACAACACTTGTGCTATCAGAAGAAACTTGCGAAAAATGGCAATTAAAGTATTAAAGTGGTTATTTCCACCAAAAAAGAAAAAAGAGACAAAACCGTTGACTAAATCACAAAAAATGAATGATGAACTACGACAAGCATTTTTGCGTAATCGTCATATAATGAAACAGAAACCAACTCACAGAGAGTGGATGGCAAGACAAGGAAAATCACAAACTGAATGAAAGAAGAAAAATTATTACAAGTTGCAAATCTATCTCCTAGTGAAGATATGATTGAGAAAATTGTAGACGTACACCCAATGAAACAAGTAGCTATTATGTCAGTAGTACAAGTAGGTATGTTTGGGTTTATGTTATTATCTTTCTTTCTCATTGACTTAGTTGTAAGATGAAACATATAGGCTTTCCTTTGC